CGCCCCTCAATTTGATTCTCAACGGACATGTGCAAGCCGTGAAGGTCACTTGGATTTGCCGCGTCCCTTTCGGTGAACATCCGACTTGGAATTGTCGGCGTGAGGATTGATAGGATTGGATTCATGTTTTTTGAATATCTTGTCGTAGTTGCTGCGGAACCGCTCGCCGTTGACTGGCCTTAAATCGTCGCCTTTGCCTGCGCTCATGGTTTCTTGCTGCCCTCCATTGCCTCAAGCATCTTTTGGTAAACGTCCCAAAGTCGATCCTTGGTTAGTGAATCCAAGTCGGGCGAATTGATTTCAACGGGAACCGACCGCAAGCAGCCACCGCTTTCGTCTTTGATTATGATTTGCAGTTTCATGGCTTTTTGATCCAGCATCGGCCAACCGGTGTCACTTCGTAACCGTTTGCCGACGCGTGTTCGTTGACTGCTTTTTCAACTTCGTGCCACGGGTAATCGTGGCCGGCAAAGATTCCGCCCTTCTTGAGCTTTGGCCACCATGCGGCGAGATCCTTAACAACGGAATCGTAATCATGGGCCGCGTCGATGAAGATGAAATCCATGCTGCCGTCTTCAAACTGCGATGCGGATTCCGCGCTGTCGCCAACCGTAACCTTGATCATGCCGGCCACTTTTGCGGCTTCGATGTTTTCGGTGAACTTGCCGAGGATGCTTCCGCCGTGTTCATCGACGACCTGCAAATGGCTAGGCTGATTCTGCTCGCCCTTCCATGTATCAACACAATTCACGGTTGCCGCTTTGCCGAGGTCTTGCAGCCGCTGGCAGAGGTGGACGATTGACTGCCCTTGCCAGCTTCCGATTTCGACGATCTGCGCGCCTTCTGGAATTGTTTGCGCGACGTAAGAGTAAAAGTCCCGGTAGTCGCACCATCCATCAACATCCGTTGATACTTTGATGCCATCGTCGAGCCTGCGCATGATGCCTTCGCCAGATCGGTAATAAAACGGAGCGTTGCTGCGTGCGTAAGTGTCGTCCATTTCCGCCTTGCCGAATGCCGGGTGGATATGTTCAAACGCGATGCGGTCGCGGGCGTCGATCACTACGCCATCCGCGAATGCTTGGCGGCTAAACCAGTTATCCGAGAACATCGAAAAGAACTCGGGGTGAAACAGGTGCTTTTGCTGGTTCAATCGCGCCCGCGTTAGGATCGCCATGCAAAGTAAATCGTCTTTGCGGTGTCCATCTGAGACTGCCAGCACGGCGGGTTTAGAGGTGTCGCCAATCACGTCAATGATCGCGGCATCCCACCCTTGGAACGGCAGCCAATCGTCCGAAAGCTGGACGAGAATTTGACCGCTGGATTTAGATGCGGCGACGTTCCATGCGTCGACCGGCCCGCCATTTCCGCGAACGATCACGCTCCGGGTATTTGCGAGCAAGAACGATGACGGGTCGGTCGCGTCGATTGCGAAGATATGCTCGATTGCGTCTGGATTCGCCGCCGATCTTAACCACTCCATCCGCGTTCTCCACGCCATTGCGGGGCGGCCTCGGGTCGCGTGAATCAGGCTGATCTTCGCGCCGTTTTTAACGAAATGGTTTGCCTCCAACGCGTCCGCTTCCTCCCGCCTGTCATTGGCCCGCAGCGCCATTCCACGGAGTCCGATGCCAAGTTGGCCGTAGTAGGCGCGGCGAAGGTTCCAAGGCGCATCCTGTGGGACGCTGAGTGCCATCATTGCGTCAGTCCATCCAAGCGAAGATTCCGGGGCGTCAGGGATGTTTGCGAGTGCCAGTTCGCCGTATGCCTCGCGCCTAATTGGATCAACCGCGAGAGCCTGAAGAAGCATCGACTTCTTCATTTCGGAATTTTCCGCGAGTCGAGCAAGCTGGAAAAACGCCTCGTATCGCTCGTTCTTGCCGACGCCTTCAAGTCCGATGAACTCAATGGCCTTCGGAATAGCTTCGTCGTTGCGGTCGAGCGCGATCAGCGATTGGAAAACGTGGAACCGTTGCGAAATGGTCCGCTTGTCCTCGGAAATGCTTTCGAGGATTCGCAGGTTCCGTTCGTCCCGGCTCGCGCTTCGCTTGTCGCTTGCGTGGACAATCTCCGCGCCGTCGAATTTGATTTGCTTGGATTCGGGATCGAACTCCAGGCACTCGTGAATTGGGTGCGTCCATCGCGCCTTCCCATTCCTCCACAATCGCTCCCGCCAGTTAATCACGCCGTCTTCAGGGATGACATAGCGCATCAGCACGCCGTCGATGTCGCTTCCTTCCAAGTCGTCAACAAGTCGGCGGATTTGCGCCACGGATTCCGGCGTGATGATGTCGTCCGTATCCGCCCACATTAGCCAGTCGCCGGTTGCCATGTCGCAAGCCGTATTTCGAGCGGCGGCGAAGTCGTCAACGTGTGGCCATTTTGCGGCATTGCTCGCTCGCTTTAGTTCGTTGTCGGAAAGCCCACGCGCTACGGTGTTGTTCCAATATTCCCCTGTTTTGCACCCGCAAGATTCCGCAATCTCCAGCGTCTTGTCCGGCTGTTGATTCCCGATTGCCCGCACCACGATCACCTCATCCGCGACTCCTTGGAAATGATCAAGAAAGCGCCCGATATGCTGCTCCACGTTGCCCGCGATAACGCAAAGGCTAATCTTGTTTCTCATGTTCGGCGCGAGACTTGCCGATGCGCCTCCATTTTTCAAGCGAAAACCCCGACCGCGTTAGCAGCCGGGGTTCGCGATGACAACACTAGCAACCCAAGAAAACTTACGGCTTGGTCCCGTGGACAAGACCCAAGGTCAAGCCAGTCGCGGTTCCGTAGAGGCACTCGAAAGCGCCATACATGATCCCGGTGGCCTGATCGTAGGACCGGCGATAGCCCATGACGATGCCGGAAGGATCGACGGCCATCTCGGTAGCCAGGTATTCACCAGCGGCAAGGGGGGCGAGATAGCGCATCGCAACGCTGATTGCGTCGGAGTGAGCGGCGAAGGCAACCAGTGAGGTCGCAGCGGTCGGCAGGATGTTGGTTTCGTAGGTGTCGAAACCGATCAACCGGCCAAGCGTGCCTTGGCGAGCGGCCTGGGAGTCGCCAATCTGATAGGCGTTTAGGACGTTAGCGGTGCCAAGCAGAGTGCCGCCGACCACGGTGTTGTAGATGAAGCTGCAAACGCCGGGGTCAACGTCCACGTTGCGGCCTGCGAGGGTCGTCCGCATGGAGATCAACGAGGCGAGCGTGTAGTTCGCTTCAAGCGTGGTGATCGTGGCGGCTCCGAAGTTGGTGGTGGTAATCAGTTTCCAGATGTTCTGAAGCACCTTGTCACCGAGGGCGCGGCCAGCCTGAGCGGCAAGTTCGTCAAAGCGGGCGGCAGAGCTGTTGGCGGTCTGCAAGTCCGAAATGTCGAAGTTGACGATGTTGTGCTGGTTCAGCGAAAGGGTGTTGTGCGTCACCGCGCCGCCTGCCGTCTGATAGTTGGCGGTGGTGGCATTGAACGTGGTGGCGGTCGCTGCCGAGATGAACGGCACGATGATGGTGTCACCGACTTTCCCGGCCTCGCTGTTGAGGTTGCGGGAGAAAGCGCGGAGAGGGGCAAGCTTGGCGGTGAAAGCCTTAAGTGCTTCCTGCGCGAAGATGGTGTCATTGAATGAAAGAGTAGCCATGAGATTAGGTCAGTTTTTGATTGGTTAGAGAGTCATTTCCTTTCGGATCACCTTTTGATTGGCCGCGTAGAAGGCGGATCGTTCGGCACCCGAAAGGGAATTGAAGATGTCGAGATTCGGGGTCTTGCTCGTTTCGGCAGTGCTGGAATTTCCAGTGTCCGTAAGCGGGTCAGGAAGACCAATCGAAGCGGCAAGTTGCGCAGCTTCGTTGCCGATCTTTTCAGCAGTGATTTGCGCAGCGGCTTCCAGATCGGGAACGCGGGCGGCGATAGCCTCAAGCTCGGTAACGCGGGCGTTTACGGTCGCCAGGTTGTTGCGAAGCTCGGCGGTCGCGGTGGCAGCTTCTTGCAATGCGGCCTCGGCAACGGTGACCTTGTTAGAAAGTTCGGCAACTTCGCTTTCACGGTTGGAAACCTCGGTTTTCAAGGTGTCGATTTCAGCCAACGCTTCGGCGCTGGCGGGAGAAGTGAGACGGTCGAGAATATTCATGCCTTTGTCCTTTGATTTGGTGTCAAATTTACCGGTAATGATTTCGTCGATGAAATTCTTTGCCTTTGCCTCATCGGCTCCCATCCAAGTTTCATTGCGCATCATGTCGCGCATCTCGTTGGGCTTTGCGCCGGTCTTCCCTGCGTAAATATCGGCAATCTCCGCACTGATCTCGTCGAGTAGCTTTGCAGCCCGCGCCATGTCCTCGGCGTTACCCGCGACGACGTTGGACGCTTCGTGGATCATCATGCGCCCGCCCTTAACCATGCGGATCTTGTCCGCTGCCATCGCAATTACGGAAGCCATGCTTGCGGCCAGGCTGTTGATTGTAGCGGTGACAAATACCCCGCGTCCGCGAAGCTCAAGAAGTGCGTGGTAGAGCTTGTATCCGTCCAGCACGCTTCCGCCGGGGCTGTGGATCTCCAGCTCAAGTGTATCGGCTGCATTCTCAATGCAGTTTGTGATTTCACCGAAATCCGCACCGTTTGCCGCTGCCTTTGCGCCGAATACCAGTCCGATCTCATCAATCAGCCGGGTCATTGAATCGGGATTCACGGACTCATTCAAGCGGACCTTGCCCGCCTTGTTTTCAATCGTCAGAATTTCCATCGTCTTGAGTGGTTGGTTTTTTGCCGGATGCTTCCATTTGATCCGCGCTTTGTTCGTTAGGTGTAAGCATGGACATCTCGCGGTCCTCGATTTCAACGCCGTCGATGCTCCATTTTTCCGCAGCTTTCTTGCGCAGGTAGATTTCGCGGGCGCGGGCGTCGTAATGCTCTTCAAGGGTCTTGCCGTAGTCGCCAAGGATGTCCTCATGGTTGACGTATCCGGCTCGCCATCCCTCGATCTGTTCTTTCGACATCCGGCCATCGTCGATGGTCAGCTTGCGCGGCATCGTAAAGCTCCACTTATACCATTCCGGCGATTGCGGCAGGACTCCGAGCTTCTGAGCCTTGGCAACCGCCCATGAAACAATCGCGAGAGCGGGACGCATGAGTAGCGATTGCCGGTCCTCGATTGCGCGTTGAGCTTTCGCGATCTCGTGGCGCTCCGCCGTGCCTTGTCCGCTGGCTTTCCATACCATCGCGTAAGGCCAGTTCACGCCGGCCAATGCGCCCCGAATAATCCGGTCCTGAAAATTCTCCCACGCTTCACCTGGGCGCGGATTGTGAAATGTCTCTAACTTGCTGCCGCTGTTGGCGCGGTAGTAAGTGTTCATCGGCCCGTTGATGTTCTCAACTTGGACGCCTGGATTCTGCGATCCGTGATCGCTTGATCCGGTCAGCGCAAAAACTGGATCTCCGGTATCAGGTGCGCCGGTTTCGTTCCACTCAATAAAGACGCGGCCTGACAGCATTGCCTGCGCCATCGTTTCAAGGTCGTGCGATTGCATCGCATCCCGAAGCATGTTGAGCGACGGAGTAAACGCCGGAAGTCCGCGCCCTTGCTCTTGCCACGATGGGTCGTAAACGTGGATGGCATCACGGAAGGAAACCCATTGAATGAGGTTTAAATCCTCGTCGAGATAGGCAAAGGCAATTGGAGTCCCGACGCGGTTGTAAACAATGCCGTCCGTAAGTCGGGCATTCCGGTATGGACCTTCCTTAATCGGCCCGTCTTGGATCTTGTTTGGCGATCCGACGCGATGGCAGGGAATGTGCTGGATTCGGGGGAATCCTTCCTTGGTTTCAGTCAGAACGATGAACGCTTCGCCGTCGCGGTCGATGGCATCGGAAAGTAAATAAAGCTCCGTTTTGAAGTCAAAAACCGGCCCGCGAAGGTCGCAGAGAGGGTAGAAAATCTCCGTCAACCATGCGGTCGCGGCATCACCGAAAGCTTTGTCTTCGCCTGTAAACTTAGGTGCCCACGCTTTGCCGATGGAATACATCGACTTTTGTTCGACCGCGCCGGAAAGGATCGGCTGATTCAAATAAAGGCGACGAGACGCGGAAACCAATGTTTGCCGGTCGATTGACGGGACAAGCTTGCCGATGTCCTGGAGCTTGACCGGTTCCCATGGTCGCATTCCGGTGTGGCGAGCCGCGCCGCGTGCGACGACGTGGCCGTATTGGTTTGCGAACGGGCTGCCGTATTGGTCGAGGATGGCCATAAGTTAGTATCGCGGGAAAGTTCGATTGCTCGGTCGCGTGTTTGCCGAAAGCCCGGTCAGCGCCATCCGCATCGCCGTAATCCGGTGCTGCTCAGGTAGTCCGACCGTCTTTTGCATCGAAACGTTATTTTTGCTCGCGCTCGTCACGTTGTCGGTCCCGCCCTTTGTCAAAAAACCAGACGAAACCGCCGACGAAAGCGCGGTTTTGATCTCCGCAATTCGAAGAGCATCCCCGCGCGCGTAATCGTAAAGGTCTTGTGATGCCTGTAACGCGCTCCCGGCCATTACAAGGGGTCGGGTGTCAAAGTTTGACGGCGGGCAAAAAAGCTTGCGCGGGTCGCAAGTTTCTGGAATTGGTCGCTCAACGCTTTCGTGAGGCGCAAAAACCAGATCAGCAACAGCCTTCGGGCTGGCTTCTAGGGGGTTCTGGCCCCATCACGACTAGGAGCCAGCCCGTGGGCTTTTTCGTGAACAAAACAAACCAGATGGCTACTAAGAAAAAACAAGAAGAGACGGTCGCGGTGCATATCAGCGCCCCGAAAATTGAAACGCTCAAGGTCCGCATTGTCGGCACCGCCCCATACGTCCAGCTCCGGTTCTCGGAGAAGGCGATTAACGCCATGTCAGAAAAGATGATGGCCGGATCGCAGGCAACGAAGAAAAAGGCGCGGGAGGCTCGAAACTTCGACGAGGATTTCCGCCAAGCACTGCACGTTTCCGACGAAGGCTGGCACGGCATCCCAGCCGGGGCATTTCGCGCTGGAATGATTGACGCTTGCCGGTTGGTCGGATTCAAGATGACTCAGGCGAAGATGTCCGTTTTCGTCGAAGCTGATGGGTTCGACAAGGTTGATGCCGTCCCGCTCATCAAGATCAAGGGCAAGCCGGAACCGTCTAAGATGCACGTTCGCAATGCCACCGGAGTATGTGACCTCCGCGTTCGAGCGAAATTCTGGCCATGGTCGGCGGAAATCCGAATCAGCTACGACGCTGACCAGTTCTCCGCGAACGATGCGATCAACCTCATCAACCGGGTCGGTGCGCAAGTCGGGGTTGGCGAGGGTCGCCCGTTCTCGAAAAACTCCGCTGGCATGGGCTGGGGCACCTTCCGCATCGAAGATTGATCGTCAACGCCACATCGCAGGCTGGGCAAGGCCAGACGAGGTCAGGCGCGCAATCGCATGTTACGGCAGGCGTGGCGGGGCTTGGCCCGGCAAGGCTGGGCGGGGCACGGCAGGCAAGGCGGGGCGGGGCCGGGCTAGGCTAGGCGCGGCATGGCAACACACGGCGTGATGGGCATCACTATAAAAGGCCCGCATTCTCCAATATGAAAACGAAACCAAATGAAACGGCATCTCTTGAGGAACTCCTTGGGAAGATCGCGCAGAAACACGGCGGGACATTGACACCGGAACAGGTGCTAAAAGCGGCGGCTCCGAAAAGCTCGCCGCTACACCAGCACTTCCAATGGGACGACACGGAAGCGGCGAGGCAATACCGCTTGATGCAGGCCGGCCAGCTCATCCGCAGGGTCCGCATTACCTACTCCCCAAGCGAGGGCCGCGAGTTCCGCGTCCGCGCTTTCGTGAACGTCACCCCTGAAGCGTGCGAAGACGAAAGCCCGCGTGGCCATTACGTCTCTTTCGAGACGGCAATCGGAATCCCGAACTACCGCGAGCAACTGTTGGCAAATGCGCGGCGGGACGCTGAGACTTTCAAGCAGAAATACGCCACGCTTGAAGAGGTGCTTCCAATCATCCAAGCCATCGACGCAGGCTTGGCCCGGTAGGCCCGCAAAGGCTCGACTCGTCATGGCAGGCATGGCGAGGCCTGGCACGGCGAGGCATGGCAAGGCACGGCAGGCAAGGCTCGGCAAGGCATGGCACGGCAAGGCATGGCGAGGCACGGCAGGCGTGGCGCGGCGTGGCGTGGCGTGGCAAGGCTGGGCGAGGCTGGGCAAGGCATGGCAGGCAAGGCAGGCAAGGCTTGGCAGGGCAAGGCACGGCACGGCCCGGCAAGGCAGGCACAACACGGCGACATGAGCAGGTCTATAAAAGGCTCACTTTACCTCTTCCATTGCGACGAGAACCTTGAAAATGCACGCTGCGACGACTCCAATCACCTCGCAGTCCCAAAGGTGGTTCGGTGCGTGCTGCTTAACGAGTTCCCATCGCCACAAGCCCGGTTTCACCTCGCGCTTTTGCTCGTTCTGCATCTGGCTGTGGTAGTTTTTCGAGGCATCGACCGGCACTCCGAAGCTGCCGCTACCCATCAATGCCGTTAGTCGGTCCTTGGCTAGCAGGTTGGAAAACGGAATGATCTGGTAAGCCTGACCAGCGGAAGAAATGCAGTTGATGTAGTCGCCGAAGATCCGGCGATACTTCTTTTCACCGTAACGCTTGATGTAGCCGTCAACGTCCGCGCCTTTTGTCAGGTTCCACGGCTTCGGGTCGTTGGGCGTGGCGGATCGCATCGCCTCGTTGGCAACTTCCTCCTGCTGGTATCCGCAGTCCACGAAAACGCAACGATTCTCCACGCCGAAACGCTCTTGCAGGTATCGCACGTTGTCCCATGTCTCAACGCGACCTTCCCAGAGTAGCCGCGATTGCCCGCCGATCTTCCATGCGCGGATCCCAACCCATCGGTGGCCCTTCTGGTTGTCCACGGTCATGAACCGGAAGTCCTCAAGATCCCATTTCGCGCCTTCGTGGAACTCGTTCTTTGAATACGGGTCGCCGGTGTCGGTCAACCTGGGTGTGTCAGAGGGTGGCGACCAGAACGACGCAAAACGCTGGGTAATGATCTGCTCCAGCTTTTCAAGCTGCCCGTTCTTCTTCTCCTCGTTGGCGACGATCCATTCTTTAACGATGTCTGACCATCGGTAGCGCCAGACGGTCATAAACGTAGCCCGCAGCGTCATCCGCTCGGGCATAAATCGCCCTTCGTCCCAGACCGGGCGGCACTTTGCCCACTGGCGACGGTTGTATTCCGTGTCTTCAAACTCCGTCCCGCAGTGCGGGCATTTCAAGCGGACGGTGGCGAAGATTTCCGGCCAATACAGTTCCTCGTTGCCGTCGCGGATCGTCTCATATTGGAAATTCTTCCAGTCGAAAACGTGGCCGGTCGAGCAATGCGGGCAGGCATGCTCCAGTTCATGCCACTTGCCGTCCTTTGCGTGCTTGTGCCACTCGGTTCCCTCATTCCCGCCTTGGGACATCAGCAAGTTCTTGCGGTTCCATCGCCCGTGATGGCGCTTCAAAAGGAATCCGATCATGCCCTCATCCCATCGCCAGCACTCGTCGCCCGCCGTGTTGACCATCGACTTTTCCTGCAGGTCGGTGACGTTCGCGGCGCCGGCGAAGAAATTCATGTGCCGGAAAATCACCGAGTCCTTCTTCCAGTTGGACCGCTCCGGCCCGGTCGGGATGTAGTCGCGGGTCAGCGGCGAAGTCTGCCAAACTTTGCGCATCCGCGACTCCATCCAGTCCTTCACCATGTCGGTCGTCTGCCCGATGACCAACGTATCGCCTGGGTCCACCGCCACGATCCGCGTGCACCACGATTCAAGGATTGCGGTTTTGCCAAATCCGACGCACGCCAGGACCGCAATCTCCCGCACCTCGGAATCCTCCAGCCAATCGAAAATTGTGCCGTGCGCCGGCACGGCATCGAGCGAATATCGAGCCCCCTCCGGCGAGTTCGGGAGATACACGTTCTCTGATACCCACTCGCGGAGCGGCATCTCAGGTGGCGGGCGAACCCCGAGCCGGAAGCCGTCAAGGTAGGGTGTCGGGCGCATATTGCGAGAGTTCTACCAGCTTCTCGCGGGCGTATTTGCCGATGGCCTTCTTCACCTCGCCTGCCGGTCGGCCAGCAAGGACCGGCGTAAGGTCGCCTGCCATTTTTAGGAGCATCCCTTGCAGGACGAGTCCAAGTTTTTGCCCGTCTGCTCGCTGCGACTCCTGGGAGACGAATTTACCGGACTCGACCTCCAGCTCGATCTTTTTAATGTCGATTTCAACTTCAAGCTTTTCGCAAAGCAGCGTCTCACGGTCCCTTCGCGGCTTGCCGTCGTAGTGCCCTGCCGATGGATTGGCCGCAAACCATGAGCGCCAAGCAGCCACGTCTTCCTTCGTTCCGACCTTTTCCGGGATGCCTTGCCGCCCCTCGTTGCGCCACTGGTAGATCGTCTTCCGCGAGACTTGGAATAGCTCGGCGATGCGGGTGATGCTGACAAGCTCTAGCTCGACATGGTCCGTGCCTGCTGCTGATTCTAGGATCTTCCGTTCCGCGGCAGTCAGGGACTTGCCTTGCCGGACCTTGCCGATCAGGTTGGCGATGTCCTTCTTTTTGATCTGGTCGAGCTGATCGCCAGTCAGCATCGGGGCAGCCTTCGGGCGGCCCGCTTTGCGCTTGACGGGGGTGGTCATGGTTTCTCTGCCTTGAGTTCGGCGAAGGTCTTGCCGCTGGCTTCGTGGATCGCCTGCTTGCCGGTTAGATTCTGCCATCTCGTCACTATCACATCACAATACATCGGGGAAATCTCAGTCCCACATGAATGTCTGCCATTCTTCTCAGCAGCAATCATGGTAGTGCCACTGCCCATGAATGGATCGTAGATCATGTCGCCAGCGTCTGAAAATGCTTTGATGAAGAACTCGGGAAGTGCGACGGGATAGGGCGCGGAATGAACTTCCGTCTGTCCAATTTCCGTGCCGATTTCCAAGACATTACCGGGAAGCGCCATGCCTTTTTTTGCGATGTCGTTCCTACCACGATTGCTAAAAAATCCAGTTTTGCTTTTTGGGTTGTCTGGCGAGTAATCGAAAGCATCCTCAGATTCGCGCATTACATTCTCATGGATTAGCTTGATGTCGCTGTTCGTGCTGAAATGAAAAATTGGCTCCCATTGATTCTTGAATCTATTTGCCCATTTACCTGGGACTCCTCCGCGCTTCCAAACGAACTCATCCACAAAACGCCATCCCCATTTTCTGACATGCGCCAGCGTCAGATCCTTGACGTAAAGACTGCGCTGCCCATCTTCGCAATGCTCCTTGATGTTGCAGAAATACGATCCGTCTCCCGCCAGATTGACCATGATGTTTGCAGCCACATCTTGATACCATTCGACAAACTCGTCAGGATGAATCGGTTTGAATCCGCTGGACTTATCGTATTTGCGCTGGCTTGCGTATGGTGGCGAAGTGACAGCCACGTTGATCTTGCGACCTGCCAATACTTTCTCAACATCTGAATGGCTGCGACAATCCCCACAAAGTAGTCGATGATTGCCCAATTTCCATACATCGCCTTTGACAGTGACTGGGTTGGCTGGTGGTTCTGGCAATTCTTCTTCATTGCCAACTGTCGGGATTTCTCCTTCTTCCATGAGGTCGCCAAGCTCGGACTCATCAAACCCCGTCAACTCCAGGTCGAACCCGTCCTCCCGCAGGTCGGCCAGCTCCAGCCCGAGCAGCTCCTCATCCCAGCCGGCATTCAACGCCAGCTTGTTGTCGGCGATGATGTAGGCGCGTCGCTGCGTGTCGGTCAGGTGAGACAGCCGGATGCACGGCACCTTGCCCAGCTTGAGCTTGCCTGCTGCCAGCACGCGGCCATGGCCGGCGATGATGCCGTTCTGACCGTCGATCAGCACGGGATTGGTGAAGCCGAACTCTCGAATGCTGCCCGCAATCTGCGCGACCTGCGCATCGGAGTGGGTCCGCGTGTTGCGGGCGTAGGGTATCAGGTCCGATGTCAGTATGTTTTCGATTTTCACGGTGTTGCGTTGTAACCTTGGCTGTCAAATTTGTCGTAAAGGACTAGCACAATTTTCTCCTT